AGGTTCAGAAGGAATGAAAATTTTTGCTAACTTGCTTGGAGCTTCAAAAGAAGAATTAGAGAAAGCAGAAAATGCTATAAAAAATGCTAAGGGTGCAACAGATAAATTTGCGGAAGAAATGGGAAGTACTACAAAAAATAAAATGGCAGAATTTAGAAGTGCAGTAGACGACTTAAAAATATCTATTGGAGAAGGATTAGCTCCAACTGCGACAGACTTTATAAATAAGTTTACAAGTAAAATGGCAGAGTTAAATTCAAAAGGTACTTTTAATACTGAAAATGTAGATGCTTATTTTAATAGAATTTTTACTCTTACAGCAGAAGCTATAAAAGGTTTTGCAGCATTAAAAGTAGCAGCTATGGCAGAGAATATCTTTCCTGGTGCAGGTAAATATATTGCAGGTGGATATTTAGCATATAGGGCTGGTAAAGCAGTTGGAGATTGGGCAGGAGAAAAAATAGGAAGAATCAGTAATAAATGGGAGTTAAGAAAAGAGTATATAGATAAAGGTTACACTTGGGATGAGGCTAATGCACAAGCTGAAAAAGACATAGAAACAATGGATTTAAGAAACAGTAAAACAGAAGATGATTCAAAAATTGAGTATATAAAACAAAGAATGCTAAAAGAAAAACTTAGAGATAATAAAAATTCTGGAAAAGGAATAGAGCAGTTGATGAAAGAAACAGAAGAAGATTTTAAAGAAAGAAAAAGAATTGCTAAATTAACCCCAGAAGAATTATCTAAAGAGCAAACAATTCAAAAAAACAAAACTGTTAATTCTTTAAACAAGCCACTTGGAACAATAAATATAAGTCCAAATAGAGAAAAAACAGACCTAGATAAAGTCAGTGATAAATTAGGACTTAAAGCTCCTGTATCTCCGTTATCAACTACATTCTCTCCTCAAGTAAATGTGAATATGGGTGGAGTTGTAATAAAAAATGAAGCTGATATAGAGAAAACAGCAGAAATGTCTAAGCAAAAAATAATGGCAGAATTAAGAAATTTTGTACAAATAACTAAATAAGGAGATGATGTTATGAGACCAACATTTATCCTGGTTAAAGATAGCACAAACACTCCTTTTTTCTTTGTAGTTCCACCATTAGACTTAAGAATAGAGAGTGACCAGGATTTACAAACTATAAAAATAATTGATTTAGGAGAAAAAACATTAATTGGAAATAGAAAAGCCGAGAAAATTAGTTTTTCTACCTTTTTACCAAGTATGAAATCTCCTTTTTTTAATTTTGTTTTATCAACAGCTCCTACCAATTCTATGGAAACATTAAAAAAATTAAAGAATGATAAGGAAAAATTAACTTTAATTATTCCAGAGTTTAACATTTTCTTTAAATGCTATATCCAAACTTTGTATTTTTCTGTTACTGAAAGAACTGGAGATATAGATGTGGAAATAACTCTTGTGGAAATAAAGAAAAATAAGACTTTATCTGATGTAGCAAGAGGACTATTAGAGAGGTAAATATATGGAAAGATTAAAAATATATGTGAATGGTAAAGAGTATAAAAATATATTTACTAGAGTTATTTGGAGTGGAGCAATTCATGGAACTGCAAGGAAATTAGAAGTTGAGTATCTAGGAGATATTATAACTAATATTGGAGATGAAATTATATTTTCTTATGAAGATGAAAAAATGTTTTATGGTAAAGTTTTCCAGCATTCTAGGAAAGGTGAAACTGAAATAAAAAGTTTTTATGCATATGATAATTCTATTTATCTGAATAAGAATAATTTTGTTAAAAACTTTTTTCAGAAAAAACCATCAGAAATATTAAAAGAAATCTGCGGGGAACTTAACTTAAAAGTAGGCAAAATTCCAAAAGATGAAGTTACTTGTACTTATCCAGCTATTGATAGAAGCGGATACGAAATTATATTGAATGCATACACTATTCAACATAGAAAAAATAAAAAGATTTATTCTATTGTAAGTAATGACCAAGCAATAGATATAGTTGAACAAGGCACTTATACAGATGTTCTTTTGACAAGTGCTGATAACATTTCCACATCATCTTATGAAGAAAGCATAGAAAATATGATAAATCAAATTGTTATCTATAAAGTAGAAAAAGAAAAGCAGCAAATACTTAATAAAGTAGAAAATGCAGAAGATAAAAAGAAGTTTGGACTATTCCAACAAGTTATGGAGTATGAAAAAGATGTAGATAATATAGCAAATGCTAAGGATATGCTAAAGAGTGTAGAAAAGAGTGCAAGGATATATTGTTTAGGAAATATCTTAATACAAGCAGGCTATAACATTGGAATACAAGAGCCACACACTGGGCTAGTTGGTAGTTTCTTAGTTAAATCTGATACTCATATCTTTGAGGGGGAGACCCATTTTTGTAATATTGAGTTAGCTTTTGAAAATGTTATGGATAAGGTCCAATTTGAAAATAAAGAAAAAACTAAGAAAAAGAAAAAAGGAAGAAAGAAGAAAAAGACTAAGTTGGATGAATTATTTCCAGAAGGGTGGGATAAAAAGAAAAAATGAGTGAATTAGGAATTTTAATGGGAGAAATGATAGATCAAGCTACAAAAGGGACATCTATCATAAAGGCTTCTGTGGTTACTCCACCCCCAAACTTAACAATTAAATTTGATGGGCAAGTTATACCTAGTGAGCAGATATATTGTAGTAATTATCTTTTGCCACACTATCACAGAAATTACAAAATCGATGGAGTTATAGATGAAATTAAAATAGATGTATCTAGTTATGACTATAATAATAATACTCAAGATGTAATGGGACATAAGATACCAAAATTAACTGGAAATGGGAAATATAATGGTAGTGGAACATATAAATCTCATAAAGATATTTGGTTTGAAGATACTTTACAAAAAGGTGATGAGGTACTTGTTCTTGTTATGGGAGTACATTATGTAGTTGTTACAAAAATAGTTAAAATGCCAAATAAAGCTATAGAGGGGGTGTAATGTGGAAAAAGATTTTAGTATTTTTCTTAAAAAAATAGAAACAGAAATTGAAGAAATGCCAATTTTTAAAGAATACGCTATAGATTTTAAAACTGGAGAATATATCAAAGAAGGTAATGGTATAAAAGTTTTAGAGAAAAATGAAGCTTTAAAAGTATGGATATTCAAAGCATTAAAAACTGAAAGATTTAGGTATACTGATGTACATAGTGATAACTATGGAAGTGAGTTAGAAAATAATATTGGTACTATCTATCAAAAATCTGTAAAAGATGCATTAATGATAAATCAAATAAGAGATACATTGCTAGTAAATCCTTACATCACAGAGTGTTATAATTTTGAAATTTCTAATGAAGATGAATATGTTCCACAGATAACCTTTAGTATAAAAACTATCTATGGCGAATTAGAAATGGAGGTGTAAAGTGAAAAATAGAATAGAATTAAGAAATGATTTTCTGGATAATCTTAAGAATCCACTTTCAAAAATGGAAGGTACTTTTAATTTTGATATAGCAGCAACTTTTGGAATTACTGCAGAAGAAGTTTATAAAGAGTTAGAGTTCTGGGAAAAACAAACTTTTATTGATACTGCAACAGAAGATGAGTATATTGACAAACATGCATTAATGTTTGGAGTTACAAGAAGGTCTGGAACTAAGGCAAAAGGTACTGTAAAAGTAACTGGAAAAACAAACTCTATTATAGAAGAAAATACAATATTTTTAAATAGAGATGGAATAAAATATAAATCTTTAAGAAGAGAATATTTAAGTCCAACAGGAATAGCAGAAATAGAAATAGAATGCTTATCAGAAGGAAAAATAGGTAATGTAGCAATAGGTGAAATCACAACTTTTGAAATTCAAAATAGCAATATTTACTCAGTTATAAATGAAAAAGAAATTATAAATGGATATGATAAGGAACCTAATTCTGTATTGGTAGCAAGGGCTAAGGAAAAAGCTACTAGACCTGCTCACAGTGGAAATATTTATGACTATGAGCAATGGGCTAAACAAGTTGATGGAGTTGGAAAAGTTTTAGTAAAACCTCTATGGAATGGAAATGGTACTGTAAAAGTATTGATAGCTAATTATAACAGTGATATAGCTGATACTTCTCTTATAGAAAAAGTTAAGGAAAGATTAGAAAGAGAAGATGGAAGACCTATTGGAGCTAATGTAACTGTAGAAAGTTTTCGTTCTAAAAATATAAATATTCAAGTACAAGTTATATTAAAAGTTGGATTTATATTGACAGATATAGATGAGGAAATAAAAAGACTTTTGAAAGCTATAATAAAAAAAGATTTAGCAACTTTTAAAAATAATAATAAAAAATATTTGTCCATTAACAGATTAGAAAAATCTATTTTAGATATTTTAGGAATTAATGATTGTTTTGTAACTATTAATGGAATGAAAGAAAATATAGAAATTCAACAAGATGAGTTATTATCAGTTGGGACAGTGGTTATAAATGAACGATAGATTAATAAAAAAAGTATCTAAAATAGCAAGAAATAATTTACAAAAAGATTTAATTAGAACACTAGACTTAATATGTGAGTATGCTAAAAATGATATGCAGAAATATAAAGAGTTATTATTTATAGCTTTTTTTAATGAACAACAAGTTAAAAATTATGAAAGATTTATGAATTTAGAATATAAGAAAGGTTGGAGTTTACAAGATAGAAAAGACAGAGTAGTTTATACTTTACTATCTAAGCATATATTTACTCCTCAGATCTTAAAAGAACAAGCAAAAATATTTACAAATGGTGAAATTGAGGTTATAGAAGATTTTGAAAACTATGCTTTCATAATAAAATTTACTTCTATTGTTGGAATACCACCAAATTTAGAAAATTTTAAAAACTTTATCCATATTAACAAACCTGCTCATTTGAATTTTAATATTGAATTTAGGTATAACACACATGAGCAAATAAAAGATAAAAATCTAAGTCATAAATATTTGAAAAAATATACTCATAAACAAATACATGATATAAGAATTTTTGAAGATTAGGAGGAAAAATGGCAAGAAAAACAGAGTATTTGGAATTACATTTACCTGATGAAAATGAATTTTATGATGTTGAAAAAGATCAAAATGAAAACTTTGAGAAATTAGATATAAAGATAAAAGAAATTGACAACTCAGTTAATAGCAAGGAACCTAAAATAATTAAAAATACAGGATTTAATCTAAATAAAAGTGATGAGATTAATTTAGCAAATAGCAATATTTTAGCAACATCTATGGCTATAAAAAAAGTTAATGATGTAGTTAATACAAAAGAACCTAAAATAATTAAGAAAAATGGTTTTAACTTAGATAAGAGTGATAACTATAGACTAAATAATGCTAATATTTTACTTACTACTCATGGAAGCTATAATTTATATGGAGATTTATTAAAAACTATAAATGGATTATGTCCATATAAAGTTGGAGATATTTATATAACTACAAATAATCAGAATCCAGCCGTTACGTGGGTAGGAACAAAATGGCAAAAAATAGAGGGTAGGTTTTTAAGAGCTACTAATAGTGGAGAAAATGCTGTTACACTTGGTGGAAGTGATTTAAAAATTTTATCTGTAGCTAATTTACCAACTCACAGTCATACAATTACTCTTGCTACTGCTGGAAATCATACCCATACACAAGTAGCACATGCTCATACTCAACCTGCACATAGTCATTCAATTAGTGTTGAATTGGTAGCTGAACAAGGGTATAAATTAACTCAATCTGTTTCAAATGGTAATGCTGAACGTGAGGGTAATGTAACATGGACTACTAATGCTGCTGGTGGGGAAAATACAGGTGCTGCACAACCAATAATAAATGATTCTGGAAACCATACTCATACTGCAAGTGCAAGTAATACAGGTTTTGGGACAGCATTTGATATAAAACCAGCATATTATACAGTTCATATTTGGAGAAGAATAGGATAAGGAGGAAATTTTATGTATATTTATGTAGATAAAGAAGAGGCAAAGAAAGGAATAAGTTTAGTATTAGCTGTAAGTGAAAACAAGATAGAAGATTATAAAAATATTTTAGGAAATAATTCTGTTGAATTTATTGGAGAAGACTTACCATACTATATAACTTATGATGAAGATAAAAATATAATTAGAGAATCAACAGAGGAAGAAAAATTAGCAAGACAACAGATAGAATTGAAAGATAATCAAGTAATTATAGATAATCAAATAGTTACTTATGATAAAAAGTATCAAAAAATAATTGCAGGAAAAATAGTAGATAAAACTACAAAAGAATTAATTGAAGAAGGTACTCTAACATTAGAAGATACAAAGCATCAAAAAAGAAGAAGTTTTAGACAAATTTTATTGAATAAAATCTATGCTGATTTTGATTATAATGGAAAAATCTTTCAAATGGGTGAAGCTGATGAAATCAACTTCTTAAGAGTAAAATCAGCAATAGATATAGCAACAACAAGCAATGAGCCAAACATAATTATAAATGCTATAAAGCTATTAAAAGTTGAAGTATCAAATGATTTTGAAGAAAAGATAAAAACAATTATAAAAGATAAATCAAAATTATCTGAAGTAATCCAAAACTTAAAAATTAGTTGGAGATTAAAAGATAATTCAGTTGGAGCTTTTACATTTGGAGAAATTAATCAAATATATCTATTGTGGATATTAAGAGGGACAGCTGCACAAGAAGAATATACTGAAATAGCTGGAAAATTGATGAAATGTAAAAGTTTAGAAGAATTAGAAGCTATTAAGTGGGGATAAAAGAGTTAAATCAATTAAAGGTAGTTTTAATAGCTACCTTTTTTTTTAATGGCTTTAAATGGTAAATTACAAGGTCAGTTTAATAATTTTTTATAAAGGAGATGATAAAAATGTATAAGTTTTCAGAAAGAAGCAAAGCAAAACTTGGAACAGTAGATATAAGACTTCAAAATTTAATGAATATAGCTATTAAAGAAAGCCCTTATGATTTTTCTATAACAGAAGGGATTAGAACATTAAAAAGACAAATAGAACTAGTAGCACAAGGAAAATCTAAGACTTTAAAAAGCTACCATCTAACAGGTAAAGCAGTAGATATAGCTGTATGGATTAATGGAAAAGTAACTTGGGATTTTAAATATTATAAAGAAGTTGCTGATTGTGTGAAAGAAGTAGCAAGAAAATTAGGTTATGTAATTACCTGGGGTGGAGATTGGAAAACTTTTAAAGATGGTCCACATTTCCAAATTGAGAATTAGTTAATAAATCATCTGGCCAGACAGTTATTATAAAAAAAATTTTAGGAGGTTTTACTTATGAAAGATTTAGTAGTTGGATTAATTTTAAAATTATGGGCATTTTTAACAGGATTTACTTGGGAACAATGGGGATGGATGCTATTAGCCACTGTAATAGTCGCTTATATGGTTTATAACAGAAAGAAGTATGTGCAAATTTTTGATAATGCAGTAGTGTATGCAGAAACTTCTTTTAATTATGGAGATAATCTTAAAAAGCTAGATGGAGCTGTAACATTTATAATAGAAAGAACAAATAGCTTACCATTTATAGCAAGAGTTATAATTAGAAAATTTTTAAGCAGAAAAAGAATGGTGGATATCATAGAAACAACACTACAAAAGTTTTCTAATGTTTTTGGAACAGGAAGAAAAATAGATATCAAAGGAAATGAGGAAGATGGAGAAAACTAAACTAATTCTGGAACCAATTTCAAATGGAAAAGCAGTTTTAATGCAAGATTATATTTATAGCATTAATGGGTATGATATAAAAGTTTTCAAAGGATTTGTAACGGATGGGGCATCAGTGCCTCATTCTTTACAATGGTTGTATAATCCTTATGGCAAATATATTAATGCTGCTGTTGTGCATGATTATTTATATTCTACATATAATATCACTGGTATAAATAAAACTCTTGCAGATAAGATATTTAAACACATTATGAAAGAAACAGGAGTAGATAAAAGAACTTGTAGGAGATTTTACACAGCTGTGAGATGCTTTGGAGAAACTTCTTGGAAAGCTAAGTTGCAGAATGAGGGATACAAGGATAGAGCTATAATCGATAGAACTAAGGAGGCTAAGGAATATTATAACCATTGGTATAAAGTGTTAGGGATTAGGTGATATTATGGAAAAAACTTTACTAGAATACGGTGTAGTAGGGGCTATTTTACTGTATTTTCTATGGAAAGATAGTAAGACATTTGAAATTTATAGAACTACTATGCAGAAGATAGTAGACCAGTTGGAAGCGATGCAAAAGGACCAAACAGAATTAAAAAAAGACATGGAGGAGATTAAGAAATTTATAAAGTAATGGGGTGGGATTTTATCCTACCCCATTACTTTTTTAGTGTAAACTTTTTTAAAAAAAATTTTACATCAGATATTTTAAAATCTTTTAAACTTATGAATTTACTATATATTTAGTGAGTAAAAAAATATTTTAAAAAAATAAAAAAAAGTATTGACATATACACTTGTATATAGTATAATTAAATCAAGTTAAGGGAATGCTTAACAAATAAAAATTAAAAGGAGGTCATTAAAATGACAAAATTATGGAAAGAAGTAAAAGGATTAGTAAAAGGAACTAATGTAGACAAGGACAATTTAGACAAAAAAACAGGTGAATGTATTGTTGATTTGATTGGGGGACAATACAATGGTTGGGCAGTTGCAGGAAAAATTATTGATGATGAATTAATAATTGATGATAATGCAAAAGTATACGACCCTACTAAATAATAAAAAAGCCTACTAAATAGCAGACTTTTTAGAAATGGTATAATTACCGCGCTAAAGTAATTGTACCATTTCTTTTTATAAATGTAAAGGAGGATAAATGGAAAAAGATAAAGCTGTAAAAAAATATAGAACTACTGAAAAAGGGAGAAAAAACACATATTACACGAATACAAAAAGTGCGTGTAAGAAATTTTTATTAACTATGTCTACAAAAGAAGATTTTGAGTTAGCAAAAACTTGGATTGAAGAAGGTGAAAAAAGATGGAAGCTTTAAGAATTATCTTAAAACAAAGTTCAGCAAATTATAGAAAAGCAGGAACAGTTGATAATAAAATGACTTATCCTTTGCCTATACCTGCAACAGTGATAGGAGCATTACATAACATTTGTAGATATACTGAATATCATTCTATGGATATCAGTATTCAAGGAAATTTTGAAGCAGTATCTAAAGATATGTATAAGAATATAACCGTTTTAAACTCTATCTCAGATAGAGGAACACTTGTAAAAATGGTAGGGCCCTATACAATTTCTAATGCTTATATAGAAGTTGCAGAAGCTATAGAAGATAATTGTAATTTTATAACTGAAAAAAATATAAAAGTTAAGAACAGAGAACTGTTAGAAGAATTTAAGAGTTTAAAACTTTTAAAAGAAAAATTAGATTCAGAGAAAAAAATTAAAACTGAAGAATTTAAAAAGATAAAAAAAGAATTATCTGATAAAGATGAGCTAAAAAAAATAAGAATAGAAGAAAAAAAATATAATGAAGAATTTAAAAAGTTTGAAGAAGAAAACTATTTGAAGCCTTATAGTCAATTTAGAACTATCGTAAAAAAGCCAATGTTTTATGAATTATTAAATAATATTTTCTTGATTTTACATATAAAATCAGATGAACAGACTCTAAAAGATATAGAAAATAATATTTTCAATTTACAATCAATAGGAAGAAGTGAGGACTTTGTTGAAGTGATTGAATGTAAAATGGTTGAGTTGCAAGAGTTTGATACTGAAATAAAATCTGCTGAAGGACTATCTATATATCTAAATTATAACGATTTTCAAGAAGAAAAAATTTTTAATTTAGATATTGATGGAAATTTGTCAAAATCTGGAACTAAATATTATTTAGATAAAAATTATAAAATAGTTGATAGTAAAAGAGAGTTTAAAAAAGTATTAGCTATATATAGTAATTACTTTAAAGCTAATAATAGTAGTGAAAATGTAAAGCTAGATGATTATAATAACATTAAATTATTAGTAAACTTTATATAAAACAAAAGAGTAGTAAAAACTACTCTTTTTAAGACCCAAAGTGACGGCTTTGCTTATTGACGCCTAGCGAAGCTAGGTGGGTTACCTCACCCTGATATCTGCCTTCTGCCTATAGCAGCCTGACATCCAAGCAGAGTTCTTTGGAGTCCCATAAATCAAAATGTAGGTTCAAAATTGGCAAAGTTATCGCTCACCCCAGGAATTTTTATCTATACTCAGATTATAATACAAATTACAAATTTTTCAATATATTTGACACTGTATTTTGAATTTTCTTTAAATATTTTTAAGTCTAATTTGGGTATACCAGTCTGTCATTAGTTATATTGACTAATACATCATTCAGATACCTCTTTGCAATATACTTTGCCATAGGCAAGTTGATATCAAGGTAGTTGCCGCAGTCCTTTGCACA